GTGGTCGCGCCGGCGCCGGAGTCTCCGTTCGCGATGACCTGGAGACACAGCTCGTTGCCGTCTCCGTTGCGCGCGCGAAACCACGCGAGGTCGTTCAGGCCGTTCGCGCCGAAGCCGACCACGGTGAGAACATCGCCCGTCGACGAATAGGCGGAAGCGCCATCGCCGCTCGATACGATCTGCCAGCCGGCAGTGACGAGCGCATTTTTGAAGTTGAGCCACGAAAGATTGTGATTCGTGGTGCGCCGTACCGGCGTCATGTGAACGAAGCCCATCTAGCCGGCCCTCACTAGAACACGTTGCGGGATCAGTAAGTTGATCTGCGCATCGTTCGGGAATGCCGGATCGACCGGCGTCACTGTTGCCGCGGGGATGATCGTGGTTGCGTTGCGAACGCCTTCGATCAGGAGCGAGATCGCTTCGAGGCGTTGCGGGTTGATCGAATCTTCCCAGTTGCCAACGCCGTGATCGCCGATGGCCGGACCGAGAGAATCGATGAAGCCGAGCAGAACATCGCGCACGGTGTCCGTTAGCGGCCCGCCGGCGAACACCTCATCCGTTGCCACGGGCGCGGGCGATGGCGCGCGATCGAGGATCACCTCATCGGACGCCGCTCCGAATCGCTCGATGATGAACACCTCGCCCGTGCCGCCGCCGCCGACTGGTTTGAGTACGATGCGATCCCCTTCATCCATATCGGTCGGGCGCGGCGTGGTGAATTCGAGCGTGCGCGTGCCCGCCGTCCAGGTTGCAACCACGAGCGGCGTGGAGTCATCCCAGTCGAAGTCGAACGCGGGATCGAAGGTCGGCTCGATCGTGATCTCGACGTCCTGCTCGACCGTGAGCGTCTCGAGCACGCGGAACGATGAGCCGGTTTTCATCGAAACCGGCCGCTTCAAATCGATCGCGGCGAGCAAGTCGATGCGCTCTCCGGATGAGAGCGGGCGAATGGTACCGCTTCCCGAATGGAGAGCCGCAAGGTCGACGGTGCCAACGCCCGCCCTCAAAGGATAGACATAGGCGGAGGCGATACCCGGCTCTTCGATCGCCCATTGCTCGAAGTCATTCGAGTTGCCTCCCATCCCCGGCTGCTGGATCCGGTTGAGGATGCGCACGCGATAGGCCGCGTTGCTCTCCGCATCCTCGCCATCCTCGTCGAGATCGAGCTGGAGCTCGGCCTCGACCTCGATGCCCGGCGGCGCGCTCACGAAGCGGAGGACCTCGCCCGCCTGGAGCTTCGTCTGCTGGCCGGTGTCGACGGCGATGACGTCGACGTCGAGGAATCCCGCGGCGGGAATCGAGCCGCTCTCGTTCACCTGATAGGTGAGCCCGCCCTGTGAGATGAGCTGCGCCCCGAGCACGAAAGGAGAGCCAACGGTTCCGACGAGGCGGAGAGCGTCCGCCTTGCGAGCTGGCGTGGCTTCCTTACGCGGCACGTTGTAGACGGAGCCGTGCCGATCTTGCTGCGCGCCGTCGGCCGAGTCCGGCATCACGTCATCGGCAACCACGGAGAGGTGATGATTGAGCTGGAAGGCAAGCCCCGCCGCCACCGTACCGCGCTTGTAGTCATCGCCGAAGCGGCTCGAGTCGAAGTCCGGGAACGCGGCTTTGAAGGCATCGATCCATCGCTGGCGCATCTCTTCGAATGTGGGGATCTGAATCGGCATCGACTGGCTCCATGCTTACGGATCAGATCTGGAAAGGCAACAAATCGGTCAACTCCAGCTCTTCGCCCGTTTGCATGTCCGACGTTGTGACGCTGGTATCGATCCGGTCGATGGTTCGAAGGCTCTCGAACGCCGGCTCCGTGATGCGGCCATCCTCAACCAACGGAGCGAGAGCTTCTGAGAAGATGTCCTTTATCACGATCGGCGTGCGAAGGAGACTCTTCGCTCGCTCAAGCTCGAATAGCCGCGAGCCCGCACCGGGATCGCCCCACCATTGCCCGAGCCGGGTCTGCACTTGATGGTAGATCGCCGTTCGCGCATCGCGCACAACCATGACGGTTCCGCGCGCTTCATCGAGCACGTAGTCTTTCGTGATCGGATCGATGACTCGCGATTTCCCGGCCATGGTTCACTTCCCTTTCAGGATCGTCGTGTTCGAGTCCGATGCTCCGGTGTCGGTGGGGCCGAGCGAGCCATAGGTGTTCGGCATTCCCTCGACCAGCACCGGCAGCTTGTGTTTATGGTCCGCCTTCGCGAGCGATACGGCGCCGCTCCCATCATCGACGACGACCGTGCCGTCCGCCTGGATATGCACGCGCGCCGAGCTGTTGTAGATCGCTACCTCGTTCGCAGCGAGCGCGGCGATCGCGGCGAACGCTGCCCGAGTCTTCTCGTCTCGAGTAGCGATGAGAACGCCGTGCGAGCTGGCGCCTCCGACCTTCACGAGTATCGCCTCGGGCGCGCCGCTCTCCGGCGGACGCGAGTAGAAGCCTATCCCGGAGAACACCTCGACCGCATCCTCGCTCTCATCATCGTGGCCGACAAGCTGCCAGAGCGCGCGCGTGGTGACCTTGATCGCCAGGCGCCGGATCATCTGGCGCACCGTGTTCGCGCCCTTCGACGTTGGCTTGCGGTATGCGCCTTCGTCGCGGAGGCTCATTGGGTCAACTCCGTTCCCTCCGGTACCAGCTTCATCTTCGTGATCTCGCCTTCGTCGCGATCGACGCTGTAGGCGCACGAGGCGATGAGGTAGCGGCCGGAGACGTAGCCTTCGATCTCGAGCTCGGCCATCGTGTCGAACGTGAACACGGCCGGCTGATCGCCACGGAGCCGGCGTTGCGAGTGACCCTTGACCGTGATCTCGATGACCTTCGCTTCGGCATCGCGGAACGCCAGCTCGCGCTCCGCTCGCGCTTTCGCATCGCGCCCATTCTTGATCTCGTCATCGCTCATGATGAGCTGCTTGCGGACGCGGAAGGCATCTCCGGTGCCATCTGGATTCGGACCCTGCCTCACCGTGTGGCGATGCTTCGTGACCTGCTCGCCGTAGCTCGCGGAGTCTCCCTTGCTGGAGCCGACCATGGTGATGATCGAGTAGCGGTTCGCGACCGATTCGGTGAACGAAACATCGATTACGTTGCCTTCGGTGGCTCGCGAGCTTCCCTCGCGCGGCACGAAGAATCGCCATTGCGTGCCCTGCGAATAGTTCGGCAGCCCGACGATCAGCTCCTGCCCGTCGGCCGAGCTCCACGCCAGGAGCCGCGCCGGCTCGAGGAATTGCCGGAGAACATCCCAGCGAGTCTCGCCCGGCTCGACCTTCTTTGGCGCCTCGCTCGCCTTCGCGAACAATGGCTCCGTGCCCGGCTCCGCCTTGCCGCTACGCCGGCCGCGCACGAGATCGCGGTTGCGCGCATTCGAGAGCGAGACGCTTGAGAACGTCGGTGCGGCGATGAATTCGGCGAGAGCCTTGAGGCTCATCTTTCCGTATGCCTTGAGATCGGATGACTCGTCGATCAACCGTCCGCTCTTGTCTCGCCCGTTGACCGTGATCGATGCGCCGCTCTTCGCTACCTGGAGATCGCGTTCGTCGATGTAGCCGCTCACGACTGGCGTGTCATCGATGCGCACCTCGACCAGAGCGTCCGGCGGTACCAGAGCCCAGATCTCCGGCCGAGCTGGCGCGAGCGATAGCTCGAAGCTGTCCGCTGGCGTGAGCATGTCCGCATTGATCGAGTAGCGCTGCCATCGATTGATGATGCGCTCGTTGATGCGGAGGGAGATCTCGTGGTTGTTTGCCATCCTGCTACGGCTGCTCGATCGTGAGCTTTGTGCCCGCCGGGATCCGTGCGGGATTGGAGATATCGTTCAGCTCGCGCGTGCGCGTGTAGAAATCCATCGCACGCCGTCCGCCGTAGATCCGCGTCATGATCGCGATCAGCGGCTCGGTGCGCGCCAGCGTGATCTCTGTGAGCTTCGGTCGGGTCTGGATCGCCAGCTCGGCGGCGCGTCGAATCGCGGCGTGCAACCGCAGGAAGGCGAGGTATACGGGGTAGCGGTCGACGTTCGTGAGGACCTCCATCGCCTCCGTTTCGTCGCTGATCCGGTTCGCGATGCGATTCAGCTCGAGCGTGATCTCGCGCGGGGTGATCCCGATCGTGTCTCGCCATCGCTCCGCCGTGATGAGCGAGTCCGCTTGCACTGTCGGATTCGAGTAGATCGGATCGGGCAGGTCAGGCGCGGCGAGCGCCGCGTCGACCTCGCCGCCGGCGATCGATACCTCTGCCACGCCGGCGCCGACGGATTCATCTCCTACCGTTTCGAAGGCGGCGGGATCGAGCCCGGACTCGACGAAGGTGAGGCTCACGCGGATGAAGTCTCGCGCGTCCGCGCCGGCGGAGATCGAGATCCCCTCGGGCAACGCGGGATAGGATCCGGTGAGCGGATGCACGAGGATCGGCGGCTCGTCCAGCTTGTGCGCTTCGTTGAGCAGCGTGAGGAAGAGCGTGAGCCGATTGATGTGGTTGTCCTCTTGCCCGACGGTGGGGATGAAGATGACGTCGCATTGCGTGGTGCGCGGAGCTGCGCCCATGTCCTGCAACACGGCGCCATCCTGGAAGGGATACTCGTGCCGCGCGAGCACGCGCGAGACATCATCCTCCGTGGTCACCACGTCGATCGGGATGCCGCCGTAGCTCGCCTCGAAGAGCAGCTCTTGCCATTCATCCATCACGGCCCCCGATCGCGATTGCGCCGCTCGCGCTTCGCCTTGCCGACGTCCGCGTTGAGCAAGCCTTGCTTGTCGACGGAGACGGTGATATGCGCGAGCGTTGCGGCGGCGCGCTCCGAGATGAATCGTTCGAGGATCTGGTTACTCTGCTGGATCGCAGCGGCGATCTCCGTGGTCCGTCCGACGTTCGGCGCGAAAACTCCGGGCGCGACCTGATCGCGCGCCATCGCCCGCGCCTCTGGCGAGAGCTTCCCGTTCTTGAGCGTGAGATTGTCGAGCACGTTGCGCGCCGCGCCAACTGCATTGGGTCCACCGAGCGCCGCGGCGTTGCGGCGGAACGACTTGACCGACACCTTGCGCTGGATGTCTTTTTCCTGCTTCGCCTCCAGTCCCTTGATGATCATCTTCTCAAGCGCAACGAGCCCGGCGGTTGCGGCGATCACAAGGTTGAGCTTCCCGAGCACGCCGGTGAGCCCGGCCTTCAGGCCATCGGCGCCGGCTGCCGCCTTCACGAACGCGAGCCCCATCGACATGAACTTCGCGCTGCCAACCACGAGCGCGATCTCCGTGAAGTTGTCGAGCACGAATTCGAGCACCTTCACGAGATGCTCGAGCGCCGTAGCGAACTTGTCGATCCGCTCCGGCGTGAACAATGCCGTGAGCTGATTCTTGACGCGCTGCCAGCCGGTGGCGATGCGGCCCGCCGCCGATGCCTGAAACTCGGCGAGCTGGCGCGCCGTTGTTCCGGCCATCTTTTGCGTATCCGATAGCTCGCCGACGAGTTTCTTGTTTGCCTGCCACGACAGGAAGGCGAGCCGCATTTGCTTGTCGGGGAAAAGCTCGTCGACGCTCTTCCCTTTCCTGCCGCTCTTCGCGAGCTTGTCGAACGCTTCGAGCATCTCGGTGAGAGTGCGCTTGCGTTTCTTGCCGGTGGTTTCGTCGGTAGTGAAGAGCGATACCTTGTTCTTTCGCGCTTGCCTGCTCATGCCGCCGAGCAGGTTTTGCATGTTCGTTCCGGCATCCTTCGCGCTCGCCGAGCCCTTGCGCACGGCCTGGAAGATTGCGCCGAGCTCGGTAACCGCCCCCTTGCCGGTCGACTTGCCGAACTGTGAGAAGAGCGGAGCGATCGACGTCAACTCCGCGGCGAGATCCTTCAGCTCGATCGCTCCCTTGTTTCCCTGTGCGATGAGAACGTCGAAGGCGGCTTCGAATTCGCCCGGCTTGAGCTTGAACTTGTCCGAGAGATCCGTCGCCGCAATCGTGACATCCTCGATGTTCGCTCCGGTTGCCGTGGCAACGCGCGCAAAGAGATCCATCTGCTGCGTTGCAGTCTTCGCATCGCCGGTAAGCTCGACGAACTTCGCGGCGGCGGAGACGATGTCATTGCGGCTCTGCCCGGTGGCGTTGCTCGTCTCCGTGATCGAGTCGCGGAATTTGTTGAAGTCGATGCCGCTGTCCGACGCTGCGATGCGGAGGCGCGTGAGCTTAGTCTCGAAGTCCAGCACCTCGCGCCCGAGCTGCGCGAAGCCGATGATCCCGCCGAGCCCGGCAACCGTTCTAAGAGCGCCGCGTATTTTCGAGAATGAGGCTTTCAAGTCGCGCGCGGTCTCGCGCCCGAATTTCTTGAACTTCCGTCGCGCTCTTCGCAGATCCGGATCCAGCTTCCGATCGTCTGCGCGTAAGCGCGCTGATACGTCCTTGGTTGCTGGCGGCACGTGGCACTAGCCTCATTCGCTTTCGTCGGCTTGCGGAGTCTCCTGGCTCGTCATCGCCTCGCTGTCCGCTGGCGAAGATTCGTAGCTGCCAGTCGGTGAGATCAAGCGCGGGCGCACCGTAGTAAGCAGATAGCCGATCAGCGTTCGCGATCCGAAATTGCTCAAGGCTCTCACGTCCGGTGGAGTTTTTTTTAGAGCCGATTCGATCTCCGCGTGCCAGTCACGGCTCATCTTGAGCGGATCCGGATCGACCTCCTCCTCGAGATCGAGGTACTCGGACATGAGGATGTCGCGCTCATCGACGGTGAGCTCTCGCACCTCATCGACCGGCGCGAGCTGGCGCGGGAACGGTTGCGCGTCCGTGCCCGGCACGTCCGGATCTCGCATGGCGCGAGCGATGATCTGCCACGTCAACTCGTCATCGAGATCGCTATATGAACGCAGCTCGCTCGGGATGCCGAGATCCTTGAAGCGGCGCAAGCTGTCCGCCGCCGCCTCTTGCTTCTCGCGTCCGGTGAGCACGACCCACACGAAGGGGATGGGCGATTCATCATCGGGGATGCGCGAATGCTTGACGTGCCGGCGTCCGCGGATGAGCTTCGCCAGCTTCGAGACGCCGGCCGCGAGCTTCTCATTGCCGTGCAACGCGGCCAGCTCGCTGGAGTCCATTCTCGCCATCTGGGATCAGTCTTCTTTCACGTGATCGAGCGCGATCATGTTGACCGATTGCGTGGCTTCGCCTTCCGCGTTGAAGCTCTTTTGAACCTCGGTGACCACGCAATCCTCGACGCGGAATCGCTGCCCACCGTCGTTCTCTTCGTAGTAGATGTTGAAATAGGTTCCGTCACGCTTGAGCTTGAGCCAGTCGACCTCCTGCCCGACGACCGGCTTGACCTCGAGCGTGATCTCGAAGTCCGGCACGCCATGCTTGACGCCGATCGCGCGCCGCTTCTGGCGCATCGTCTTGACGGCCTCCGCGCCGGGATCCGTCTCGTTGATCTCGAATGACATCACCTCCTGAAGCCGGACGTTTCCCGTCGGCAAGGCAACGTCGAGCAGCGCGATATCTACTACGGTGCGGGCTGGCATGGCTTCACTCCACGATCAGGTTGATCACGTTCACCATCTGATTCAGCGGCGGCACCACGCTCGTCGGGATGGCCACGTCGACGCGGTCGGGATTCGTGCCGTTGGTTTCGACGACCAGCTCTCCAGCGTGAGCGGAGACGTTCTGCACCAGCTCGATTTCCTCGAGGAACGTGAGAACGCCGAGCACCACGGAGCGAATGCGGCGAAGCGTTGCCGCGTTCTTTTTCGCTCGCTGGAACTGGAGAGATAGCTGCACGTCGACCTGACGTGCCACGAAAAACATCGTGCGCGGGATCGTCAAGTCGAGCAGCGCGTAGAATGGAACGGCCGCGAGCAGGGTTTGCGTGGTGACGGCCCGTACGATCTTCGCCGCGCTCTGCTGCTCGTTGACGGAGAGCACGAGCAGACCGCCGCCGATTCCGCTCTCGATCTCCGCTGTGGTCGGCACGTCCGCCGCGTTCGGCAGAGCGAGGCTCGGCAGCTCGACATTGTTCCACGGCAGCGCGGGATCGGCGGCGCCGCCCATGATGCCGGCGAGGTACGCGGCGATCTGGCCCGGCGTGTTGCGGAAGCCTTCCGCGCTCACCACCACGCGCCGGTAGTCATTGGCACCGGTGGCGAGAGCTTGCGCCGTGGCGAGCGTTCCGCGCTCCGCCATGATGGTTTGCCGCCATCGCTTCGTGCCGGGGGCGAACATGCCATCGAGGTGAGCCGCGAGATCCGCGTTGCTCGTGCTCGTGTGGTTGTAGACGGCGATGAAATCGTAGTCTTTGTCAGCGAGCGTATCGAGCGCCGCCGTGATGTCGTAGACGCCCGATCCCGCCACGCCAGCGGCGGCAACCACGGTAACGCCGGAGACGGTGCCAGTCACCTCCGCGAGAACATCGTTCCCGTTCGCGCCGGTGATGCGGTTCGTGATCGTGACAACGTTCGTTGCCACGCCGGGGGTAACCGGGATCTCGGCGAGGTAGCCGTCGATCGCAGACTTGATCGATGCCGCGATCGTGTTCTGAACATCGCCGGTTGCCACGGCAGCCCGGATCACCACGCCGGCGATGCCGATGACGATCTCGCCCGAGGCCGTTGCCGTGCCGGTGACGGTGAACGTATGCGTCGCGGCCGTGCCGGCGGGATCGGCGATCGCCACCGTCCAGACTTGCACCGGAACGCGGATGTCGCGCGAGCCACGGAGCGAGTACTTCGCCATGAGCGCCAGCTCGGAGCCGCGGCCGTGGAACGTATCGCAGTCGGCCTCGGAGAACACCTGGCGCGGCGTGAGCGCCGCCTGCGTTGCGGAGGCGTGCTGCGCCGCCACACACACGATGCGTTGCGCGAGCGCGGCCAATCCTCGCGCGGCGTTCGCGATGTTGAATTCGAAATAGGTGCCCGGCTTGCGGGTTGACGTCGGTACCGATGTCTGGATCGTCATGGCTCACCATCCTCGCCCGGCTCGGGCATCGGGTCTACTTTTCGTGGCGGAAGCTCGGGATTTTGCCGCACCTCGATGAGATCGCCTTTCAGGATGCGGCGGCGGTAGAAGCGGATATTCGGCACCTCGAGCACTTCATCCGCGTAGATCATGGTGCGATCCCGCGTCTCGCCGGTTTCGTTCTCGTAGACGGTTCGCACCTTGCGCGGCCACATAGGGCACGGGCGATCGGCGTGAGCTGCTTTGACGCGGAGGATCTTGATCATGAGAGCGGATGCTCCTGCTCGATGACGGGATTCGCCGGCGCGCCGGGATCGGCCTCCGGGAAGTTGAGCGCGGAAAACAGCGAGGTGTAGTCGCCGTCCTCATCGGAGATCGGGCGATGCACGGCATCGGTGCGGCACTCGAATACGATTGCCCATGCCGTGCGGTCCGGGGACATGAGCAGCTTTCGCTCGCGCACCGGGCGCATCGTGCACGCGCCGATGATCTCGGACGGCAGCGGGCGATTGAAGAGCCGCTCGCGCGCATCCTCCATGATCCGGTAGAGGCCGGGATCCTTCGAGGTGCCATCGCCGCGCGTTCGCGCCTCTTGCCCGCGCAGGTTCGAGCTGGCGCAGATGATCTCGACTTCGAATACGAGATCGGAGATCCGCCCCATCGTGGTCGCTTCGTATTCGCCATCGCCGGTCGCCACGAGCACGCATGGCAACTTGCCTTGCGTCACGCGCTGGAAGTCTTCGTCGAAGCGGCCGGGGCTCGTGTCACCGGCATACGGCTTGATGAGCGCCAGGTAGCCGCCCTCTTGTCCGATGCGGAGCGGGGCCAGGTTGACGATGCAACCGTCTTCGACTCGTTTGCGGATTGCCGTCATCGCCGGCGCCTTCCGAGCCAGCCGGCGGCGAGGTGATCGGCGATCTTTGGCAGCGCGATCCCGATGAACAGGCTCGACAGATACATGAACGGGCGCGCGGGAATCTGTGAGCCGCGGCCAGCTCGGCCGCCCTCCTGATGCACGTGCGCCCATGAGACGCGATGGATCGCGGCCAGTTCGCGCGGCGCTTCGTCGACGTCGAAGGCGTTCGCCATGCGGCGCGAGAAGATGATTCGGCGGCGCGGGCGCCGGCGCTTCGATGCCGTCGAGAAGCCTTGCCACGGCCCGGTCGGACCTTCCTGCAACCGATGATGCTCGAGCTGATCCTTCCGCATGAGCGGCGCGAGCTCATCCCACAGCGGCGTGAGATCGCGGCCGTTCGCGCGGATGCCTTTGAAGCCCTCATCGAGCGCGCGCAGATCGAGATCGATCGTTGGCTCCATCTAGGTGAAGCCTCCGAACTTCGGCCGCGTGAGCGATGTCTCCATGCTCTCGCGATCGCCGGTTGCGGGCTTGACCGACGTCGACTTGGCGTTGCGCGGATCGAGTCCGAGCGTCACCTCGCCTTTGCGGATGGCGATGAACGTCTTTTCCATTCGGTCGTACCGTTCGATATCCTGCTCGGTAAGAGCCTC